GGTACAGGTAAATGTTTCTCTCAACAAGTTTAGAGGAGCAAGGACCAAGGGCCTCTGCTATGATAAATGTATTCTCAGGATGCTTCACGTGGAACGCAATTTGGTGGGGTGAAAAGGTAAGCTTGTTACCTTTCGTAACTTTCAGCTCTACAGTGAAAAAGTGCCGATTATTATTATAGACCAATAGATCAGGAGTGCCGGAAAGGCTAAGATTCTCCAGTCGAATGAGACTAAATTCGTTAAAATGTTTTTTGATTTTTTGATATAATTTACGCTCTGGTGCCATGCATTTTTCAAGGTAACTCCTGTATTCAAATTGTTAATAATCTTTAATATATCCAGGAGGTAAAATTAGTTTTTCTTCCTTGTTTGGTTTCAAAACTACACGGACAGAAGTATCACCAGGCGTTGTACTTTCGTGAACTTCAATACGTCTAATCTCTTCTAAATAACCGTTTGGTGTTGCAATATATATTCTGGCATGACTTACAGCATTACCACGTTTACCACCTGGTCCTTCTGTAAATTTGTCGAGATACTCTTGCAGGTGTTTGACAAACATTATTTACGCACCTGAGATGAAATATCCTCTATCACTTTTCTATAACCATGCAAGAGATTTTTGTTTTTTATGTCTTCAGAAACAAATTTTTTTAATTCTTGAATTTCTTGTTTCTGTACTTCAACTAGTTTTTTAAAACCTTCCAAAGTTTCTTTGACTTCAGTTAATTCCTTGCTTAGTTCTTCCGTAGATTTATAAACTTTCATTATTGACAATATAGGATAGTTACCTTAAATTGTCAACTATGGGTGTACCAAAAAGATTAACAGAAATGCAAATGAGATTCGCCGAGTTCTACGTATTCGGTGGACCAGATGGACCAATGACTCAAACAGAAGCTGCTATAGCTGCTGGGTATAGTCCTAAACGTGCAAGACAAGAAGGATCAGAATTAATGAATCCAAGACTATCTCCACTTGTTGCAAAATATGTTGGTGAGTTAAGAGAAGAAAGACTTAAGAAACATGAAGTTACTTATGAAGGTCATATTGCTGAACTTGCTCGTTTGAGAGAAGCCGCTTTAAAGAAAGGAAGTTTTTCCAGCGCTGTAAATGCTGAAGCCAACCGAGGAAAAGCAGCAGGATTATATATAGACCGAAAAATAATAAAAACAGGAAAATTAGAGGACCTATCAGAAACGGAATTAGAAGCAAAAATGAAACAAATCCTAGACGATTACGCACCGCTTTTAAATGCAAAGACTGTTGAAGGTGAGTCATCTGAAGTTACTGAATCTTCACCATCTTCTTTACCCACTGACGAGGAATCATCGTCCGATCCCCAAAACTAATATTACCACTATCATCTTTATCGTAAGAGGCAAACATTTTAATTGATGTTTTATCTTTAGAAAATATCCAACCTTCATTCACCGGATAAGCTAATCTCATTCTTTCAAATTCAGTTCTATCTGCCCAACCAGAATCTGATACACAGTCTACCCATTCAACTCTATACTTGTGATAAGGTATGTCATCTGTGCAGACACTTTTGGTTATTTTACGTCTCTTCGTTTTAGTTTTTTTAGGCATAAGTACTCTTTATCATTTGCGACCCCTATATAGCAATTTTTATTTTTTTCTTGCGCTTAACAAAAAAATCTGGCTGGGTGTCGCAAAACCCTAAAATTGACCTATAAGCGTTGTTATTATTGACGAATAATCGCCGACACCCCCCCGTCGGCAGGGGGTCGCAAGGGGTCGCAAAGGTCGCAAAGTTACCTTGAATTTTGTTTAATTGTGGCAAGATTGTGGCCATTGCCACATTTCCGCCATACATTTGCGACCTTTGCGACACCCCCCGACACCCTTGCGACCCCTGTTGCGACCCCCTATTTTTTAGAATCATTCTAAACTGAGTCATGATCTTTTTGCATACCCTTTTGCAATTCTTCTATTAATTTTTGTTTATTCTGGTCCGTGAGCCGTGATGCATGCTCCATGGCCCTTTGATAGATAAGGAACTGGTGTCGTTTAGCTTTATTCCTCAGATGTAGTTCGGGAATCCCCCACTTCGTTTGATCCGTCATTTTCTTTCTCCTCTTTTTTCTTAAATATTTCGTCAAAGTTTTTTTTATATAAATCACTAGGCGGTCGACTTCGACCATCCCACTTCCTACCTTTTTCTCTAGTCATTTTTATCCTTTTTATTATAATACAAAACCATTCGTTTACTGCCTTCGTACTTTTCTAATCGTCTTTTCATTTTTTGATTCTCAGAGTATAATTCTTCGTTTCTTTTTATAAGCCTTTTAAATTTAGGCTCATAATAATTACGATAGTATAAACTCCAATTAGTGGATAGCGTTTGATTTTGCTTCATAACTATCAATATTCTTTTTAGCTTTATAAATTTCTACATGCGTACCACATTCAGGACAACCCATGTAAGTTACTGATTCATAAAATTCGTCCTCTTGAGACGTATCATGTTCACCACCATACAATAATTTTGTATTACAATGCCAACACAATCTATCTAGATCTTCTGGTTTTTTAGTCTTTTTTGCCATTAAATTCCTCTTCTTTCATTGGTTCTTTTGTTTGTTTTTCGCTGTGCATTAGTTCATGATACATGTCTAATCTTTTTAAAAACTTATGTTTCCATTGTCTTAATTCATGATCCTTAAATTTAAATTCCTGGAAATAAAGGTCTGGTGTACAAACCATAATAATACCTTGTTGTATTTGTGAGTTATATACATAGTCATGGGCCATGCAATATGCTGCTATTTGCAGGTAATAATCCTCAATCCAGTCCTTATTTTTAGGTCTATTTGCTTGTTTAAAATCAATGATAGTATCCATGCCATTATGCCTACATACAAGGTCCGTAGAGCCTGCGTAGAGGCCAGGATAGTATAATGTGACCTCAGACCCATACCATTCATCAACCGGCGCTAAACCGATCTCTATAATCTTCTGAGCCATAGGTTTGGCCTGAACTCCAATATCTGTTAGATCATCATAGCCTACCCCTTCAATATAAGATTCTAAGAATTTATGCATTGAAGTACCCCGTTTGCTAGATAAATTTTTAATTTCTTCTGCCTTTTTTTCGCCAACTTTCTCTTTCCATTTTTTAATAAAAGATTGGTCCTTAGTTTGACCTAAGATAGTGGTGACCGATGGAAGCCTATACTTATCTACTTCATAGACACGTTTACCGGTATCGGGATCCGTGATTTGTTTTCCAGTAATGTAGTTAAACTTTTCGTTTCTTTTCATTTACGCTTCCTTAATATCTCAACATGTTTTTGCCATGCCCAGGAATTCAATCTACCTGATACACCCATCACAAACAATAGAAATTTTAGTTTAATTCTTTTTATGTTCATTCTTAGCTATCCATAGTTTATAATGATTCAAATCTACAACGTTTTCCATTGTAGCTTTTTCTTTAGTATAATGCTCAATAATTTGATTAAGTTTATCAAGTTTTGTATGAGCAAAGGGAAAGAATGCTAAAGCGCAGGCATATGCATCTCTAAAAACACATCTCCAACGCCATTGCATTTTGTGTCCTGTCTTGTCTCTAGGTTTTTTATTAACCGTACCAACTTTTAAAATGTCATGTAACACTCTAATAGTTGCTTCATCCGTCATAGAAACTTCCATAACAATACGCCAACAATCGTAAGTACCATTTTTCTTTTTCTCTTTATACTTTTTATAAGTAACAGATCCCTCGCCATCGAAAAGACCTGCTGCCCATGCAAGATTAACTTGATTGTTTATATATTCTGGACTCAATTTAACTTCCTTTCTTCATTATAAACATAAAATTCACCTTGAGAATCACAATCCCAACATTGATGAATGTTATCTTTCTCTTCGTTATTTTTTATTTTAACATATCCATTTCCCTTACATGTAGGGCAAATGTATACTTTTTTAACTTTTAAGTTTGCCATTGAGATTCTTCGCTTTCTCGTTTGCAATGTATTCAATAGTTTTAGCAATTGATAGTCTTCCACCTGGAAATTCAGGTAAAATACTTTTAGACAATCGTTCTAAAACAGAGTATGTTTTCTTTGATAGAGAAACATTTTTATATTTAGTCATATCAGTCATATGCGTTTCCTTTCATTATTTCAAACCAATATATAAGTAAGGTTATAGGATTGTCAATGATAAAAGTTTTTATATTAACAATTTTTATGTGTTCAGGTAGTCTCAATGATTGCAGAATTGTAGAGTCAGATATTCAATTTAATAGTTATTATAACTGTATGCAATACGCTCAAAATAGAACTTATGATATGATGTATAATACTCCAGTTACAGAAGAACAAATAAATAAATTATTAATATACCCAAAATGGATGTGTATTGAGACAGAAAAACAGGGTGCTTGACAATATGGCAAAATTAAGGTAAAGGGACTTATCTTCTCACCATTTACCTACCCTCACATTTTCCCTCTTTAGGGTAGGTACGTTTAACAAATACAACCAACAAATTGACCACTACCATCGTTCATGAAATAACTGTTCCATGGTCCGTGATACGTGGTCAGTGCTTCTCGTATAATGTTACAAAGATCAAAACAATCAAGTTTTGAGTAAACTTTTAGACTTATCATTTCTTTCGTGACCGGTATCAGATTGTAGATCCCATCCTGAAGTATGATTAATTCCACTAGTCAACTCCTTTATTTTTTTATACCAAAGATCCTTGTAGTAAGGGTCTTTAGTTTTATTATATTGATTAGCAATAACATCTAATTGATCAGTTTTTATACGTCTCATTTACTTTTTTCCCCCACGCTATAATGTTTTTAACACCTGGTGCTTGTAATTTAACATCAACACCATAAGGTTTCCAGGCTCTTACCATAAGATTTAATTCTATAACAAAATTGGTCCATTGTTTAGAACTAATCCCATCAACCTTTAACTTTATATTTTTTATAGTTCGTTTTGCTCGTTTAGCCATTTCTTTAACTCCTTTCTTGGTTCTTTTGATTCAACGATTCTTTCTACTAATACAGCTGCTTTGTGTGCCGTTCTAGCAATAGAAGGCTCAAACAATTCAGACTCGTATAAGTGGTTTACTATTTTTTGTTTTATATTCCACAACATAACTTTCTCCTTTTTTATAAAGAAAATAGGATATTACAGGATGTTTGTCAACGGCCTTGTCGATTATATTTTTTATAGTTTCTTTTTTTAGATTTATTGAGGTTTTTTGTGTGACGGCCAGGACGTTTTTTAGGTTTTGGTCTTGGTACAAAGTGTGTAAATTTTTGTTTAGCCATCGTTTTCCCAGTCTTTTATACCATTTATTTTTTGATTAATAGGCTTAGTAATCATAGGAATATAGCTTATTTTGCCATTAATATGCTGTTCTAAATCTGTGCCACAAGTTACACATCTATATTTATCTCTTGTAACACTAACTAATAATGTATCTTCATCACAGGTAGGGCATAAACCATTTACAACTTCAGGTGTAAATTTAATTAGATAGCTCATTATTTTGGTTTTATAATCTTGTCTATTGTTATACTACCATCTATATTTTTTTCAACCATAGCCTCGACTTCCCCGCACATAAAACGTTTATTATTCATTTCCATGTTCCGTGTCGCCTCGCGTTTCATCTTCAAACATGTAGAGATATCGGGTTGAATACGATGTTCAACTAATTGACCACCTATAAATAAACAAAGTGCAATAACTGTTTGTACCATTAATGATCCCCGTTTAATTTACCTATATTAGCTCTTACACTATCTTTCAATTTTTCTGTATCAACTCTTAATCGTTCTACATCCATTTGTAGTCGTTCAATATTAACTCTGTTGTTCATCATACCATCAACTCTCTCAGTTAATTTTTCCAATCCTTCTGCTATATGTTCGAGAAGCATGAACTGCTCCTGGTCTATGGGAGTTTGTTTACTAGCCTCAAGTAAATCTTTTTCAAACAATTGATTTTTAGTTTCTAATCTATTGAGTCTT